CAAAAAGAAAACAAGACGATCTTGAAAAATTCATTCACGATCTAAAAAAGAATTATCAAATTACTTTCAACACAGCTGAAGGCAAGCAAGTGATGAGTGATTTGGAAAAGAGATGCCACTTTTTTTCTACTACCAATGTTAAAGGTGATAGTCACGAAAGTGCATATATGGAAGGACAACGTAGCATCCTTCTATTCATTAAAGCAATGCTACAAAATGATAATGAAAAAGGAAAATAAAAATGTCAGAACAAACGCAGATAACGGAGCAACCAGCTTCGCCTGTAGAAACGACAAGTACGCCTACAGAAAATAATACAACACAAGAAACAGCTCAACCTAACTTAACCTCTTCAACGATTAATTCAACGGTTCAAACTTCAAAGAACTGGAAAGAAATAATCTCTGAAGAATATAGGAAAAATCCAAACATAGAAAAATTTACTGAGATTGATGCACTAGCTAAATCTTACATCAATGCAGTTTCTATGATTGGTGCAGATAAGATTCCTGTTCCATCAAGCTCTTCTACTGAAGAACAATGGAATGAAATCTATTCTAAGTTAGGTAGACCTGAGTCTGCTGATAAATATAAACTAGATGTTAAATCAGAAAGTGTGCCATTAGAAGAGACTGCCATAAAACAGTTTGCTGAGAATGCACACAAGTTAGGTTTGAATAATAAACAAGCTCAAGGCATCTTAGACTTTTATAAGAATAGTTTGGAACAAACTTCTAGGCAATCTCAAATAGACTTAGAAACATCTCAAGCTAATTCTGAAGCTGAACTAAGAAAAGAATGGGGTAGCAATTACGAAACTAACATTAATAAAGCTGCCGCTTTAGCTAAAGCTAATATGGATACAAAAATATTAGACTTGCAATTACAAGATGGTTCAAGACTAGGAGACAATCCTGAGATCATTAAAGGCTTTGCTAAGATTGCAAATATGCTTTCAGAAGATAGTTTCATAAGTACGGAAAGCGAAAATGTTTCTCAAGCTAGGGACTATCAACAAGAAATCAATTCAATCGTTAATGATAGAACTGGTCCTTATTGGAATAAAGCACATCCTGATCACGATAAAGTCGTTCAACAAGTATTTACTTTAAGAACGATGATGAGACAATAATATGACTGAACAAGAGGTTAGATTACAAATACTTAGAACCGTCATTGAATGTGGTTCAGAATTACAAAAATCTAACCCCTTGCCAATATGTGAAGAATATTATAAATGGGTTAAAGGTAAGACAATTCGTAACTCGAACCTTACTGACAGCAGGAAACAGACTGCGGTCTAAAAGACCTTAAATCCAAGAGATGCCTGTCACACGATGGAGAACCTCTCTGATTGTTTTAAACATTAACACTAACAACAGGAGAGACAATTATGTCAACTCAGATAACAACAGCATTTGTAGAACAATATAGTTCTAACATTCAAATGTTGTCACAACAAAAAGGATCACTTTTAAGAGATAAAGTGAGACTTGAAAGTGTTGTAGGTAAGAACGCATTTTTCGACCAAGTGGGTTCTGTAACTGCAACAGTAAGATCATCTAGACATTCTGACACTCCTCAAGCTGACACTCCTCATTCAAGAAGAAGAGTATCTCTTGTGGATTATGAATTCGCAGATTTAATAGATGATTTAGATAAAGTAAGAATGCTAGTAGATCCAACTAGCTCATACGCATTAGCTGCTGCTTATGCTATGGGTAGAGCAATGGATGATGCTATCATTACTGCAGCAACAGGTTCAGCTGATACAGGTGTAGCTGGTGGTACTTCGGTAGCACTTCCTGCATCACAAATTATTGCTGAAGCTGGTACAGGTAGAATGACAATCGCTAAACTAAGAGAAGCAAAAGAAATCTTAGATTTATCAGATGTAGATCCTTCATTACCTAGATACATTGTTGTAGGTCCAAAACAAATCACTGATCTATTAGGAACTACAGAAGTAACAAGTTCTGACTACAACGTAGTTAAAGCTCTAGCTTCTGGCGATGTTAATTCTTTCTTAGGATTCAACTTCGTTGTATCTAACAGATTAGCTGTAGCGTCTTCTATCAGAGACTGTATTGCTTTCGTAAACGATGGTATTGCATTAGCTGTAGGAAAAGATGTAACTGCAAGAATAGATGAGAGAGCTGACAAAGGTTACGCTACTCAAGTTTACTACTCAGCTGCATTCGGTGCTACTAGAATGGAAGAAGACAAAGTAGTTAAAATACAAGCATACGAAGGCTAATATCTTTGTATGATGGTGGGGGAGCAATCCCCCACTAACTAAAAGGAATTTATATGGCATCAGTAGTAGACATTTGTAATGGAGCTTTAAATCAATTAGGTGCTTCAACCATCATTTCACTTACGGAAGATTCTAAGAACGCAAGACTTTGCAATGCAAGATATAATCAAGTTAGAGATAGTTTATTTAGATCTCATTTATGGAATTGTTTAATTAAGAGAGTTGAACTAGCAAGAGACGTAGCTGCTCCTAGTTGGGGTTTCTCATATCAGTTTACCTTACCTGCTGATTGTCTAAGGGTAATAACAATATTAAATTACGATTACGATTATAAGATAGAAGGAAGAAAAATTTTAGCCAATAACGATAGCGTAAAGATACAATACGTTGCTAGAATAGAAGATCCAAATCAATACGATGAATTACTAAGAGAAACATTATCTGCTGCATTAGCTGCGGACATTGCTTATGCCATCACGTCATCAAATCCAATGGCAGCAAATATGTATAATTTATTTCAAGATAAATTAAGAGAAGCAAGATTCGTTGATGCAACCGAAGGACAAAACTTAGATCCTAACAACGGTCAATCAGACGTAATAGGTGCTGGCTCTTTTATTAATTCAAGGTATTAATAAATGGCGAGAGTTGCGGTACAACTAACTAACTTCACTGGCGGTGAACTATCTCCAAGATTAGATGGTCGTAATGATTTAACTAAGTATGCTTCAGGCTGTAAGACCCTGGAGAATATGATTGTTTATCCTCACGGTGCTGCGGCTAGAAGATCAGGAACGAGCTTCGTAGCAGAAGTAAAAGACTCTACTAAGAAAACAAGATTAATACCTTTTGAGTTCTCAACGACACAAACTTATATGCTTGAGTTTGGTGATCAATACATTCGTTTTTATAAAGACAATGGTCAGATATTATCTGGTGGCTTACCTTATGAAATATCAACTCCTTATTTAGAATCACAATTATTTGAAATTAAATATGCTCAATCAGCAGACGTAATGTACATCTGTCATCCTTCACACGAAGTAATGAAACTATCACGATCAGGTCATACGTCTTGGACTTTAACTGAAGTTGAATTTACTAAAGGACCATTTCAAGATCACAACATAACTACCACTACTTTAAGTCCTAATTCTACAACAGTAGGTGCTTCTGCTAATTTAACTTTATCTTCCACAACTGGTGTTAATAGTAATCAAGGATGGTTAAGTACCGATGTAGGAAGATTAGTACATTTTAAAGATGGTCATTATAAAATTACAGCATACACATCACCAACAGCAGTTGTAGCTACTTGTGTTGTATCTCCATCTTCTTCTTCTGCAGATACAGATTTTGCTTTAGGATCTTTCTCTGACACTACAGGTCATCCTTCTTGCGTAACCTTCTTTGAACAAAGATTAGTATTCGCAGGAACTAGAGAACAACCACAAACATTATTCTTTTCTAAATCAGGTGACTATGAAAATATGGATGATAACTATCACGGTACGGTAGCAGATGATGATGCCATCATTTATACGATTGCTTCTAACCAAGTGAACGCCATTCGTTTTATGACTGCAACAAGAACTTTAATCATTGGTACAGCTGGTGGTGAATTTACAGTATCAGGTGGAGGAACAGATGTTGCGATTACTCCAACTAACATCTTAATTAAGAAACAATCAAACAATGGTTCAGCTAACATTGATGCCATTGCAGCAGGTAACGCAACTTTATTCTTACAGCGTGCTAAAAGAAAAGTTAGGGAACTAGCTTATAACTTTGACGTTGATGGTTACCTTGCTCCAGATATGACCATACTTGCAGAACACATTACTGAAACTGGAATTACTCAAATGGCATATCAACAAGAACCTAATCAAATCATTTGGATGGTTAGAACTGATGGTCAACTCATTGGCTTGACTTACCAAAGAGAACAACAAGTCACTGCTTGGCACAGACACATCTTTGGTGGTAGTTTTAATTCAGGTAATGCAGTGTGCGAAAGCGTTGCTGTCATTCCAACTGATGATACGGAATATCAAACTTGGGTTATCATCAAAAGAACGATTAATGGTTCAACTAAAAGATACGTTGAATACATTAATAACTTTGACTTTGCAGAAGCTGATGATACTTCATTTAATTTTTTAGATTCACAATTAGCTTATGATGGTTCTGCAACATTAACCATTTCAGGCTTAGATCACTTAGAAGGTGAAACGGTTTCAATACTTGCTAATGGTGCAACACATCCTAACAAAACGGTTTCTTCAGGATCAATTACATTAAACCGTTCATCAACTAAAGTTAAAGTTGGCTTGCCTTACACTTCATTACTACAAACAATGAGATTAGATGCAGGCTCACAAAATGGAACATCTCAATCTAAGACTAAAAGAATATATGAGATTACAGTTAGGTTATATGAAAGTTTAGGAATTGAAGTAGGACCAGACTTAAACAATATGGAAAGAATACCTTTTAGATCTTCTGCTGATCCAATGGATAGTAGTGTTGGAGTATTTACTGGAGATAAGGAAGTAGAATTTAGAGGAAACTATGAAACAGATGGATTTATATTTGTTAGACAAGATCAACCTTTACCTTTAACGGTTTTATCGTTATACCCTAAACTAATAACGAATGATGGATAAAATGGTAAACATAGTTCCATACGTTTCAACACACGGTAAGATCATCTTAGCCAATCAAATGAATCACGTTCTGATGGATCAAGATGCAAAATTTGATGGAGAAGCAATGCAGTTAGAAGAAAAAGGTTTAGCTTATACTTGTATGATTAATGATGAGCCTATAACTTCTGCTGGAATGAAGATCATTTGGGATGGCGTTGCTGAAGGTTGGGTACTTGCTAGTCATAAGGTTTGGCAACATCCATTACCGATTGCCAGAGCCATCAAGAAAAACTTTGCAAGATTAGCAAAGGAACATAAGATTAAAAGAGTTCAAACTGCTGTAAGAGCAGACTTTAAAATAGGTCTAAAGTTTGCTAAATGGTTAGGTTTGGAAAACGAAGGATTAATGAAACATTATGGTTTTGATGGTTCAGATCACTTCAGATATGCGAGGATATTCTAAATGAGTTGGCAAGCAGCAGTAGTAGGAGCATTAGGTGTAGCACAGTATCAACAACAAGGTGCATACGGTAAATTTAATCAACAAGTTCAAAATAGAAATGCTGTTGTTGCTGAACAAGAAGCTCAACAATTAGATAAAAAATTAGAATTTGATATTGCTCAATTTGATAAAAAAGTTGTTAAATTAGAGGGTGAGACTGAAACTAATCTTGCTAAGTCTGGAGTTGAGACTGGTACAGGAACATCAGCAAGAATTAATATAGCAAATTTAACAGAAGCAGAAATACAAAGAAAACTTCTTAGATATAATACAGATGTAGCAAAAGCAGGTAAACTTGAAGAAGCTAACTTTGCAAGAATACAAGGTCAACTTTATAAACAAGAAGCTAGGTTAGCACAAATACAAACAGTAGCAAAAACTGGAACTAGCTTACTTAGTATGTCTGGTGGTTTTGGTGGTAGTTCACCTTATGGTTCTGCTAGTTCAGGAAGTTTTCAAACATCACAAGGTAGAATTATAGGAGGAGTATAATGCCAAAGATACCAACATATACAGCAACAGGAAGTATTACAGAACAAGTTGGTTCTGTAAAATCTGGAATAAAAGTTTCACCTTTTGCAACTCCTGCTTCAGCATTACAACCTGTTTCTGATTTTATTACAGAAGAATATATCAAAGAAAGAAAATTAGAAGCTGATAATAAAGCAACTCAAATATTAAATGATTTATATGTAGATCAAAAAGACAGTCGTGGAAATACAATCCAAAAAGGATTAATGACAATTCAAAGCGAAACTAAAAATAATCCCAATCCTAATGATGCTTCTTCTTTACACGATCAACAAGTTAATAATTTATTTAATTACGCTAAAAATAATAAATTTCAAACCTTAGATAATTTTACAAAAAAAGCATTAGAAAAAAAATATTATGCAACAGCTGGTGTATTAAAAGTTTCTGCTTTAGAAGGATCTCGTCTTAAACAAATTGATGAAGCAAAAAACATAGATGAAGATTTAGTTTCAAAAGAAACTTTAATTTTAAAAGAAGTTGGTCCATCTTATCTAGAAGTTTATAAAGACAAAAT